CCACGGGCGGAACCTACGGCATCCAATGGGCGCAGTCGGATTCGCACGCTGACACGACAACGGTAGGCATCGGATCGTACATCACGGCGACCCCATTGACCGCGCTGTATAGCCGCTAACAGGTGTAGACTCAACCAGAGCGCAACGCTCAGGCTCGGTGCAAGTCCGGGCTTCACTCTTGAAGGAGAGGTGGCATGACCCCTAACTTCCTCTCCATGAGCATCGCTCACGCGCTACACGCACCAGTGTCCATGCAGGACCAGTACGCCGAGTTCCTGCAAGCGCAGTACCATTTCCACGGATTGCCGAACCCCCGCATGGAACTACAAGAGGGCGAGGGCGCATGACCAAGGCTGAGAAGGAGCTTGGATTCCACGCCAATCACGGAAGATCAGCCTAATCCCCCCGCAGCCAGCGCGATCCTTCCCCCAGTTGCCGGTCGGGGAAGTTGGCAACCGGCACTATCACTCACTGGAAGGAGGGGTGTATGCGAATCTTAGCAATCGCTGGAGTAGTTTTGATCGTAGCCATTGTGGCGCTAAGCGTGATCTTCACGGACCGCAGAGAATGCCTGAGGCATAAGCTGCGCCTGATCCCGCAAACCACAATCGTCGGTAAATCAATCATTGTGACGAACATGCTTACGCGGACTGACTGAATGCTAGACCCGAACCGCATTGCGCTGCTAGAGGCATTGCAGGCCCAGTACCGTTACCACAAGATCAAGAGGTTCTACCCTGACAGCGGCCCACTTCGGCGCGAGTTGTACCCTAAGCACATGCTGGCGTTTGAGTTCAGCAAAACGTATAGAGAGACTACCTTCCAAGGGGGCAACGGTGTTGGGAAAACTGAAGGGGTCGGCGCTTACGTTGTAACGCTCCATGCGACTGGCGACTATCCTGGCTGGTGGGGCGGTAGAACCTACAGCCGCCCAACGGACATATGGGTAGCTGGCGACACGAAAGAGACAGTCCGCGACATTACCCAAGTCAAGCTGCTGGGCGACATCGCAAAAGGTGGCATGGATGCGCTTGGCACTGGAATGATCCCACGCCATGCGCTGCTGACGAAAGACGGCCAGTTCAACGGCAAGTTCCGACAGGGCACGAACTACGCTTGCGACTTCGTGCGGGTGAAGCATGTGAGCGGCGGTTATTCAACCATCGGGTTCAAGTCCTACGACCAGCGCCGCGAGTCTTTCCAAGGCACCGAAAAGGACCTGATATGGCTTGACGAAGAGCCGCCCATGGATATCTACACGGAATGCCTGTTCCGTGGGCGAACGGTCAACGGCATGATCCTGCTGACCTTTACACCGCTGTCTGGGCCTACGGACGTTGTGCGCTCGTTCCAACGGGCTGCACTGTCCAATGAGGAAGGGGCGAGCAAGGTTCTGGTCAAGTGCCGTTGGCAGGATGTGCCTCACTTAACTGAAGCCGAGAAGGCGCAAATGTTGGCGGGTTGCCCGCCATATCTTCGCGACGCCCGCATGAATGGCGAGGCAGTTGCTGGCGTAGGAAGGATTTACCCGGTGGAAGAAAGTCAGTTCGTCATCAAGCCGTTGCCGAGCCTCCCCGATCACTGGCCACGATTGTTCGGCATCGACTGCGGTTGGCACATGACCGCAGCGGTTTGGCTGGCACATGATCGCGACACGGATACGGTGTACCTGTATTCGGAATACTACCGAGGCGAGGCGGAGGTTCCATTGCATGCGGCGGCTATCAAGGCGCGCGGTCATTGGATTCCTGGCATCGGCGACGTTGCCGGGGGGTCACAAACAACCGGAGACACGTTCCTTGATCTGTATCGCAAGCAGGGGCTGATAATCCGGCTGCCGAACAAGGCTGTGGATGCTGGCATCGCCACAGTACTGGAACGGCTCTCTACGGGGCGGCTCAAGGTTTACAACACTTGCGAGAAGTTTCTGGATGAGCTTCGGCGCTATTCGTATGACGACAAGGGCCGCATCCGTAAAGAGGATGACCATGGACTCGACGCCATGCGGTATGGCTTGATGAGCTTGGACCAAGCCCGCACGAAACGAACCGAAATTGCCCCATCCATCCCCGAACAAACCTTCGGTCTGTACTAAGGATTCCCATTGGACGACGAACTGAACGTTGACCTTACGGTCAGCGCCGATCCCGCTTTGCTTGAGGACATGGAAGCCTTGCGCCTGTTGGCCGAGGCCGAGCAGGAGGCGGAAATCAAGCGGCTCACGGACATGCGGGCGCTGGTCGCCAAGCTCGCCAAGAAGCGCGACGAATCGATCAAGGCCAAGCGCGAGATTGACCGCATGGCGTTGGACTCGCTGCGCATCTATCGGGGCGAAGATCGGTACAACGACGCGACCAAGACGCAGGCCATCCCGAGCGAGGGAGGGCCGAGAAGCCGCACCCCGCACCTGTTACGCGCACGGACAGACCGTTGGGAAGCGCGCATGTGTGACATGCTTAGCGCGACGCCTTGGGGCTTGGAGCCGGACTGCGGCAAGTATTCGGACGATCCGCAGGCTCAAGCCCAGGCTGAGGCCGATGCGCAGCTTCGTTGCGACGGCATGGACGAAAAGATCAAGTCGCAGTGGAACAAGTCACGCGCAGACCGCCATATCAGGAAGATGTGCCGGGATGCGGCACGGAAGGGAACCGGCCTGATATCAGGACCGTTCGCCACAGTAGAGCGCAAGCGCCGGTATCGCCCCAAAGTCCCTGCACAGGACGGATGGCAGCAGGGCGGCTATGTGCCCGTCCAGCCTGCTCCTGTCGGCGTGTCCGTGATGGCTACGGAAGAAACGACCTTCCCCGAGATTCGGGAAGCTGATGTGCTCTTTTTCTTCCCCGACATGACGCCGAGCGCCGAGCAGTCGGAGTTCGCCCACTACTTGCACCTGATGGGGCCGATGGAGGTTCGCAACCTTGCGCCGGGCTTCGATCAGTTACAAATCAACGCACTGCTGAAAACCGAGCCTGACCTTGGCGAAGTACGCCAAACGTTGGCCTTGCACACGCAATATCTGGATCAGCCAGATATGTGCAGGGACCGATATGCGGTCTGGCACTTTACGGGCGTACTTGGCAAAGATGAGCTGGATGTGCTTGGGCTGGAGATTCCGCCTGAGTGCGAGTGTCCGGATACCGAGCTTGGGTCAGAGTCTCCCCCGCCGATGGCGATGGCCGATATCTGGTACTGCCAAGACTTTGTGCTGCGCGCTACGCTTGCCAAGGTTCCCGACGACTTCCGCATCCCGTATTACGTGTTCGCCCCGTTCCGTCTGGAAGGGTCGATGTTCGGCCAATCCTTGCCGATGCTGGGCGAGGATTCGCAAGTCGTCATCAAGGCGGCATGGGCAATGGCGCTGCACAATCAGTCTGTGTCGAGTGGCCCGCTGATTATCGAGCGTACCGGCAAGATGATCGCCCGAGACAAGCAGGCCAGCTATCGCGGACCCAAGGTCTACTCGGCCACGGACGACAACACCCCGCTGGACGATCTGATGATCGTCAACAACATCCCCAACGAATCGGCAGGCGCTCTAACGATCATGGATCGTGCTGTTGCGATTCTGGACGAGGAACTGAATACCTCGCAGTGGGCGAGTTCGGAAGGGGCGAGCGAGCACGACACCGCATCCGGTCTGGCGATGATATTCAACAGCCAGTCCATCCTGCAATTGATGGTCGCGGCTACCGCCGACGATGACGTGTACGAGCCGGTCATTACCCGCATGATCTGGTGGAATAACGACCACGGCACGGACGAGTCGATCAAGGGTGATTTCATCGTCAAGCCGATGGTGCAGTCCGAGCGGCTGGTGAAGGACGTACAAGCCCAGCAGGCGCAAGTGCTGGCGCAGATGAGCGACAACCCGCGCTTTGCCAAGTTCAGCAATGATTACGACCTTTACAAATACTTGGTCAGCTTCATGGACGGCCCGGTATCGAACTTCATCAAGACCGAGACCGAAGTCGCCGAGGAAGCGCAAAACCAGCCGCCCGACCCGCAGCAGTTGCAGGCGCAATACCTGCAAACCCGCGCGGAGACGGAAAAGCTGCGGGCCGAGAAAGAATCGGTCATAGCCCAAACCGAGCAGATCAAGCAGCAGATTGCGTTGCTGGAGCTACAGGCCGCACAGAACCCGCAAGGGGACAACGGGGCGGGTCTGGGCGAACTGGCCCTGAAACAGCGCGAGCTTGACCTGAAAGAGAAGCAGATAGACGCGAACCTGGATATCGCACAGATGCGCGAGGAAGGCCAGCGGATGATTGCCGCAGCCAAAGCAGCGGAACAGGCGCAGGATCGGGCAGAGTTCGCCTACGAGAAGCAGCGGGACCGCCAAGCGCGCCTGATGACGGAAGGTATGAAGGCCGAGCAGATTGCGCAGGAAGTCGCGGTAAAGAATCGGTTTGGGACCGGCATATGATCGAACCCACCTCCGAAACATGGCGCGAGGTCGAGGCCAGGATTGCCGAGCAGATTGACGCCATTCGTAACCTGCTTGAAATCGAATCGAACGACGACAAACGCACGACCCGTCTGCAAGCGCGCATCCGGGCCTTCAGGGACGTGCTGACATGGGCTGACGCGGCCCCAGACAACCCTAATGAAGGATTAGACACACCATGGCAACTGTAGACCCGAACGAACAGGAACTGACCGGCGAGGACAAGCACTACCAAGACTTGCTGGCCGCTGGGCTGGTAGGCGAGGACGATGCACCAGAGGGCGATGCCGGGACACCGGAGCCTGAGGCTGCTGCCGAGCCTGCCAAGCCTGAGAAAGCGCCAGAACGCGCGGATACGCCTGCTGAGGCTGCGGCTGCCGAGGAGTTCTTCCCCGGCTATGCCAATTTGCCGGAAGAATCGCAAGCTCTTGTCCGTCAGCACATGGAGCGGGCTTCCCGCGTTCAGGAGCTTGAGAAGGCTGCGTGGCAGGCCGAGAATGACCGCAGGGCAACGGTAGGAAAGCTGGCTCCAACTCAACGCGAGCTTGAGGAGGCCAAGAAGAAACTTCGCGAGTTCGAGGCAAAGCAGACGACCGCAAGCCGATCCGGCGCACGTGACGTTCTGGACCGATTTCGCAAGCACTACCCGGAAGAAGCCGAAGCGATTGATGCGGTCAATAGTCAGCTAGAGACCTTCGCCGAGCAAACACAAAAAGAAAAGGCTGAACTTCTCGAACGATTTGAACAGCTTGAGAAGCATCTTCACTTGCAAAGACAAGCGTATGAGAGTACAAGAGTAGTCGAGCAGGCAAGGGCTGAACTTCAATCCTTGCATCCTGATTATCAGGACATCGAAAAAGACCCCGACTGGAAAGTTTGGCTCAAAGCGATAGACCCGGTAAAGCAGGAACTGTTCGAGAGAAACAGGACACACAACGCGGCAGTGATCGCGTCCATCCTGACTGACTTCAAGCGGGACCGTGAATTGGCCCGCCTATACGACCTGCAAGGCGCAGGCGCTGCATCTCCGACCACACCGGCTACAAAGCCGCTGGCAAGATCGGTAGCAGACCCCAACCCGACCGCACGCAGAACGACCGCGATCCCGCGCTCCAATTCTACAGCCGGTTTGACAGGGGAAGACTTGCACGTAGCGAATCTACAAGCTGCGGGCTACGACATCTGACCAATCAACCAGAGGCTTAGACGATGGCAATCGCAAATCTGCCGTCGAACGTTCCGTCCATCATGGTCAAGGAAATGCTTGACCGCGCACCGGCTTTCCGGCGCATTGGCGTGGCGTTCGACAACATCAAGGTCGGCAAGAACACGGGTGCATCCATCATCCGTACTCGCTGGATCAACGGCGCAATCAGCGTCACGCCAGAGCCGCAGGGGCAGAACCCCACGACTCAGGCACTTACGGCGGAGAGTTACACCGCCACCATGCAGCGTTACTCGGCTGCCTACGCCACTTCCCGCTACAACGACGATCTGAACCCGCTCGATTGGGCCAAGGGTCAGTCCGATGTGCTGATGACGGAAGTTGAATCGACCCGCGAACGCTTGCAGTACAACGCCGCGCTGTCGGGCACCAACGTCATTTACAACTCGGCAGCCATCGCCACCCGCCAGACGGTCAACGGCGTAATCACCTTGGGTCGCCTGCAAACGGCGATTGCCTCGATTGAGGCAGCCAAGGGCATGACGTTCACCAGCGAATCGGGCGGCTCAACCAAGATCGGGACAACCCCGACCGAGGCCGGTTACTACTGCTTCGTCCACACCAACGCCCATCCGGATATCCGCAATCTTCCCGGCTTCACCAAGAAGGCGCAGATGACGGGCGGGAACTACCCAGTCGGCACCTTCGGTTGCGTTGACAACATCGTGTTCGTCACGTCGCCCGAGTTCATCCCGTTCCTGGGTGCGGCAACCAGCGTCACGAATGCGGCCCTGCGCTCCACAGGCGGCTTCCCGGACGTTTACCCGTATGTCCTGTGTGCCAAGGGCGCGCTGTCTGGCGTTTCGCTTGGCGGCTCCGGCAAGGCGGGCTACGGCAACGTGGACGTGTACGTGCTGGACAAGGCGGACAAGTCGGACATCACCAATTCCCGCCTCGTGGTTTCGGCGGCTTGGTATGACTGCCCGATGCTGGTGTCCTACGACTGGCTGGTTCGCATCGAATGCGGCGTGACCGCTAACCCGGCCTAAGGAGAACACCCATGGCAATCATCGCTTACAGCAGCCTCTACGCGCTGTCTACGGACGGACGCACCTACCTTCCAGAAACGGCCCCCGTCAATCAGCGGTTGGGGGATTCGATCTGGATCAACGCGACCGTCATCGTCCCCGCATCCACGGCCATTGCGAGTACCTTCGTGATTGCGCCGGTTGCTGCGGGAGTCCGCCCTGTCCGGGCATGGTTCACCAACCCGCAAGCCAACGCGGCCCTGACCTGTGACGTGGGTTATACGTCCAGTGTTGCGGCTATCTCGTCTGGCAACGCCTTCGCCACGACTGCCACGACCGTCTCGCTGACGGACGCGCAGTTGAGTGCGATTACGGTACTGCCGGTGGACGGAGACAATCTGGTGCTGACGACCCGCGCGGCCATCGTGACAACGGTGGCAACGTGGAAGGTGTTTATCGAGTTCGTCAACACTGGCATCTAACCGCCCCTTGCTTCCACCCGCTCGCCTGATTAGGCGAATCAACAGCCCCCAATCCATCGGGGGCTTTTTTATGGCACGAAGGAAAACCAAATGACTGACGAAATCAACATCGAGCAATGGGCCGAATCCAGGTTTGAAGGACTGACCAAGCAGCAACTGCTGGCTGCGGCAAAGACGCTCGGCCTGACGTTTGCCCCGGCAACGGCTGAAAAGACCATGCGCGTGCGTTTGTGCGAGACCTTGGGCAAGAACGTGGATGCCGACGAGGCCAGCAAGCCCAAGCCCGCACCGCGTTTCAAGACCAACGGCATCTTCGACCCCAAGCCGGAACTGAAGAACATCGACGACTGGGGCGGCAAGCGCATGATTGTGCGTGTGTACAAGCCATCTGCCGATGCCGACTCGCCGCAAGAGTACTTCCAAGTGACATGGGAGGGGCAGAAGCGGTACTTCGCCTACAACATCAACGTCGATCTGGCGTGGCCGCATTTCCAAGCGTTGAAGAACGCGGAAAAGACTCGGCTCGATCAAGAGGAACTGAAGGACAACAAGGGCATTCTGACCGGCATCAAGAATGTCTGGACCCCTTCGCCACGCTATCACTTCAACGTGGTCGGCGTTACGCCTGGGACCGAAAACTTGCCGGAATCGACGCTGGAATACTGGCAGTGGCAGGCCAAGAAGCATAACAACTTCAAGGGCTTGAATCGCCGCACGTTGCAGATGATCCGCTCGGACCTGTACGGCCCGGTCGGTAACGACTTCTACAAGGACATGACGGACGAGGACATTCTGTATTCCGTGCTGGAGTTCTTGTGGGGCGACTTCGCCGAGCACGAGTTGAACGAGGCCGCTTGAAGATTCGCCGCCTCCATTCGGGAATTGACGTAGCGCCCTTGCACTGGGCGCTACTGTCGCATACCGAGCTATGGGATGCCGACCGTATGCGCACCGCTGCGGTCGATTCCCCGCACCACGAGGTCTCCGACATTTTCGTTCGCTACGCCGCCGATCCAACGGTGGCTGGTCCGCATGAGTCGGTCTGGTATCCCTGCGCCGATGTGCTGCCGGTCAAGCCGCTGGTCTATGACCTGATGCGGTTTGTCGAAGGCAACCGGCTCGGTGGTGTTTTGATAACCCGGATTCCGGCAGGCAAGTCGGTCAAGCCACACGTTGACCAGGGCTGGCACGCAGCCACGTATCGCAAGTTCTGCATTCAGGTGCAAAGCGCACCGGGGCAAGAGTTTGTCGTGGATGGAGAAGCCTTGGAATCGGACCCCGGCGACCTGTACGAGTTCCGCAACGAATACCTGCACCACGTCACGAATCCGACCCCGTTTGACCGGATATCGCTGATTGTGTGCATCCAGACGGATATGCCATGACCTACCTTGAACTGTGCCAGTTTGCCCACCGCTACATTGGCGGCGGCAATGAGCTACCGGGCACGGCTCCGACAACCGTGATCGGGCAAGTGGGCTACCTGTTCGAGCTTGTCAAGTCCGTAGCAGACGCCTATCGCTCGATCCAGAACAATCGGGATGACTGGCTGTTCATGCAGAAACAAGGCACGTTTGCCTTGGCATCGGGTGGGCGCGTCATCACGCAAGCCGCCATGGTGGTTCAGGTGGCCGACTACGGCGATCTTCGCCCCGACCTGTACGGTGCCGGGTATCGCTTCATGCAGATGTATGCAAATGCCTCAGGCGTGGGCAGTAACGCCCCGGTCCTGTACCTGCCGTATCAGCAATGGCGCGGGACGATTGACCAGCAGACGATTCCAACGGGTCGGGCCAACATGGTCACAATCCAGCCGAATCGCAGTATCGAGTTCAATTACATCGCCGATCAGGATTACACGTTCCTGTGCGATTACAAGGTCAAGATTGATTCGTGGGTTCAGACGGACGGCGTGGTTCCCGGATCGGCTAATG